GTCGCCTCGACTTTCTCGGTCGATCCGTCCGTGCAACAAAAGCTCGACACGAAAATGCAAGAGTCGTCGGAGTTCCTGGGCAAGATTAACCTCCTGCCAGTGACCGACCAGGAAGGCGCAAAAATCGGCATCGGTGTATCCGGCCCGACTGCCAGCCGCACCAATACCGACACGCCGGGCAAGACACGTCAGACCCGTGACGTTTCCGGCTTGAGCTCCGGCACATATCGCTGCGAGAAGACGAACTTTGACACGCACATCAAATATGCGCGCCTGGATGCGTGGGCAAAGTTCCCTGATTTTCAGCAGCGCGTCGCGACAGCAATCCTGCAACGCCAGGCACTCGACCGCATCATGATCGGATTCAACGGCGTCAAGGTATCCGCTGACACGGACATCGAAGCGAATCCTCTGCTGCAAGACGTGAATAAGGGCTGGTTGCAACATCTGCGCGAAGACGCGCCAGAGAACGTGCTCGGCCTGGTCAAGCAAGGTCTGCCCGGCAAGGTCATCATCGGCACCGCTGCTGGCGCTGATTATGTGAACCTGGACGCCGCTGTCATGGACGCGACCGAATTGCTCGATCCCTGGTACGCCGGCGACACGGGCCTGGTCGCTATCGTCGGCCGCAAGCTGTTGAGCGACAAGTATTTCCCGATCATCAACACCAAGCAATCGCCGACCGAAACGCTTGCCGCTGATGTCATCGTCAGTCAAAAGCGCGTCGGCAATCTGCCGGCCGTCAGTGTGCCGTTCTTCCCTGACAACGCGATCTTGATTACCCGCTTCGACAATCTGTCGATCTACACCCAGGAAGGCGCGCGCCGCCGTCGCCTGGTGGACGCGCCAGAAAGCGACTGCATCAAGAATTTCGAATCGGCAAACGATGCCTATGTGATCGAAGACAACGGCCTGGCCGTCTTGATCCAGAACATCGAATATCAATCGGCGCAGGCGTAAGACATGGCGCAGCAATCTCCTGCGCTGCGCCATCGCGAGCGTGTCATTTCGGCACGCTCGGCGGCTGCAACAGAATCCGGCGGCGTCACGACCGGCAGCGCCTACGAGCTCCAATTGATGAAGCTCGCCGGCGACCGCCGAACCCTGAGTGAAATTCAATCCATCGAACGCAAGATCGCCGTCAAAGCGACCTTGCTGCCCAGCTATCAACAATGGGTCGATGGCGTCCTGGCCGAAGGCAACGGCGGCCAGGATGACGTGCTTGCGACTGTCCTGGTCTGGCATATCGACACCGGCGACTATGACCGCGCTTTGCAGATCGCCCGCTATGCGGTCGAGCATAAGTTCACGCTGCCGGACCAGTACAGCCGCAACGTCGCAACCATGCTGATTGATGAGTTCTCGGGCGGCTACCTGACCGGCAAGCTGTCGCAAGACGCCCAGCACGCCGTCGCCGTGCTTTCCGAAGTCAAGGCGTTGACCGACGAAGCTGACGCGCCGGACCAGGCGCGAGCCAAGTTGCACAAGGCTATCGCCTATGCGCTGCTGGCGGGCGTGGATGCAATGGACGCCGAGAATATTTCGCCGGCCGTCGCAGGCCAGGCCAAAGAAGCGCTGGCAAATCTGCAACGCGCCCTTGCTCTGTTCCAGGGCGTCGGCGTCAAAAAGGACATTGAGCGATTGGAACGCCGCATCAAGCGGCTGACCGATTCCCCGTAACGAGCACCCCACGGCGCTCGGCGGCTCGGGTTGACGATTGCCTCGGCATTTCTGACGCCCGACCACCGCCGACTTATCTCCATGACCGTAATCGACAATGCCTTGCCATCAACGACCGACGCCACGCCAGATGCTGGCGCGAAGATCGTCAACGATGGCTTTTTTATCGACATCGACATGCTCGCCATGCGCGACGCGATGCGTCTGGACGGCACCGTTACAGATGCCCGTCTGCGGCCTGCCATCGTCAGCGCGATGCTGTCCGTCAATCGCGACCTGCGCGAGTGGCAAGACGCGCAACTGGTCAAAGGTTTCGCCAAGCTGGCCGACGTGCCGGCGACGAAGATCGACGACGAAAGCCGCCTCGTGTCGCTGTATCGCCGCGCTGTCTACAGCACGGCAAAGGCGGACTTGATTGAACGCTATCGCGATTACGACACGACGGCGACCGCGTTGTCGGACAAAAAAAGTATGGAATGGATGGACATCGCGCCGGCGGATCAGCGGCGGAATGCTCATTGGGCAATAGCTGACATCGTCGGCCGGCCGCGCATGACCGTGGAACTCATCTAATGCAAGTGCGCAGCCAGCAAAACGAAACGCTCGACGGGATCATCTGGCGCTATCTGGGCGACGGCACTGCCTACCTCGAACAAGCGTTGAAGCTGAACCCGCATATCGCGGGATTCGGCGCGGTCCTGCCCAGCGGGACGCTGATTGAATTGCCGCCGGCGGCGCAAGCCGCAGACTCGACGCAGAGCTCTATCAGCCTGTGGGATTAACGACTATGAACTATCAACCCTCGATCACCAAAGGAAACAAGACCATGCCAGCAGAATCGGCCGGCGGCATCGCCGCGTTAGTGAAGTTGTACGGCCTCAAGGCCGCGTTAGGCATGATGGGTACGGCGCTGCTGTACATGGTGCTCCCGCCACGCAACGCAGACGGCTCGTTCAACGAGCTCGAATTCGCTGGCCGACTGGCTTGCGCCGGCGTTTTCTCCTGCGTCTTCGGCGATCCGGTCTTTGCGCTCCTGGTGCAACACTGGCCGGCCATCGCAACGGCCATCGGGCCGAAGCCGGTCGACTTGATGGTCGGCGCGCCGGCCTGGTGGATCACCCGCGCCGTCGCCCTGTGGTTTCAGCGTCGGTCCGACAAAGACATAGCCGAGCTAACCAAGGATGCGAAAGAATCGCTATGACCATTGACGACATCATCGACGAGGTCATCAAGGCCGAGCGCGGCTACGTCAATGACCCGACCGATAAAGGCGGCGAGACAAACTACGGAATCACGGTTGCCGTTGCTCGCGCCAACAACTACACGGGAAGCATGTGCGACATGCCGCTCGCGGTTGCACGCAGTATTTACCTGCAAAGGTATGTGAACGAGCCGAAGTTTGATCGCGTCGTCGCCATTGATGGGCGCATCGGTGCGGAGCTCGTCGATACCGGCGTCAACATGGGGCCGCACCGTTCGGCGGAATTCTTGCAACGCTGGCTGAATGCTTTCAACGACACCGGCAGTCGCTATCAAGACCTGTTCGTCGATGGACGCCTCGGGGACATTTCCTTTGCAGCGCTGTCGGCTTACATCAAGTGGCGCGGTAAAGAGGGCATCGACGTTATGTTGCGCGCCCTTAACAGCATTCAAGGCGCGCGCTATCTCGAAATCGTCGAGGGAGATAAAAGCCAGCGTCGATTCGCCTACGGCTGGGTTCGCAATCGGGTGGTGCTATGACCTTGCCGACCTGGTTGCGCGATACCGCTGTCGATACGATCCTGGTCGCACTCTTGGCAGGCGCAGTGCTGGCCGGCTGGACCGTCCAAGGATGGCGCAAGGATGCCGTCATCGCCGATTTACACCTGGCTGCAGCCCAGGCCGACGAGGCGGCCGCCCTCACACTGGTGCGTGCCACCGACGAGGCCAGGCAGCGCGAGCAAGACGCCGCCAAAGCGCAGCAGGACAGCGCAAACAAACTCATAAAGGAAAGAGACGATGCGAAAGCTGACCGCGATCATTTCATTGCTGGCGTGCGCAGCGGCGCTATCCGGCTGTCAATCCCCGTCGTTCCGCGTGACGCAGACGCCAGTAGCCCAGATGCCGGAACTGTCGCCGGAAATCGGAACGAAACGCGTGCCGAACTTGACCCCGAGGCTGCGGAGTTTCTTGACGCCATCGCCGGCGAAGGCGACGACGCCATCCGACAATTGAACGCCTGCATCGACACTTACAACGACGTGCGAAAGAAATTCAATGTACAAGCCGGACAGCCTCAAAAAACATCTGATTAGCGCCATTGCGGACCTGCGCCAGAATCCCGACAAGCTGCACATCTTCATTGACGAAGGCGGCGCGCTAGGGACCGGGACGACATCGCTGTCGTTCCGCTATGAGTACGCGCTCAATCTCATCATCACGGATTTCGTCGCGTCGTTCGACGCTTTGTTCGTGCCGCTGATCGCCTGGCTCAAGGTCAATCAGGCGGAGATATTTGCAAACGAAGACTTGCGGAAAAAAGCGATTCGGTTCGAAGTGGACATGAACAATCATGAGTCCCGTGACATCTCCATCACCTTGCTGCTGACCGAGGCGGTTGCTGTCATACCGCTCGACGCCGGCCGCCTCGATGTCACGCATGTACGCGAGCCGCAGTTGACGCCGCCTTTCGATGATCCGTTTTGGTCGCTCTATGAGGGCGACAATCTCCTGGCCGAGTGGTACACGCCGAAGGCTGCATGAGCGACGATCTAACAGCATTGGAAGCCTGGGCCGCCGGCCTGCTGACCAAGATCAGCCCAGGGCAACGCCGCGTCATCGGCCGCCAGGTGGCTATAGAACTGCGTCGCAGCCAGGCGCAGCGGATCG